CCCAGTTAACATTACGCGTCCTGCAAGACGCTTAACATTAATCTGAGGCCCAATCTATGTCTCACAAATGTAGGTTAGCCTCTTACGTGCCGAAAGGCAAGGAGAAGCAGGCTATGAAGCAGCAAAAGGCGATGTTAATCGCCCTGATCGTCATCTGTTTAACCGTCATAGTGACGGCACTGGTAACGAGGAAAGACCTCTGCGAGGTACGAATCCGAACCGGCCAGATGGAGGTTGCTGTTTTCGTAGACTACGAATCTAGAGAGTAAGAGTGACCTGGCGGGAGAGTAATCTCCCGCCACCTCTGATGTGTCGGCATCCTCAACGCACCCGCACTTAACCCGCTTCGACGGTTTTTGTTTTATTTTCAATGCGTTTTAACTTTTTTAAGACACCGGATATAGAATCCAAAACACTTAAGTAGCGCGCAGGGATAAGAGGGATGGCCCCCTGAAGGGGAGAGCTAATTATCCGGAAGGATTCTGATGATGAACATCGAAGAACTGCGTAAAATTTTTTGTGAAGATGGCCTCTATGCTGTGTGCGTTGAAAATGGAAATATTGTTAGTCATTGCCGCGTTCTGTGTTTGCGAAAGAAGCAAAGAAAGAGTGGGGCTGCGTTAATTAATTTTGTGGATGCTCGGGTGACGGACGGATTTATCTTGCGCGACGATGAGTTTGCCACTTCATTACAGGCATTGAAAGAGATCGGAATAAAAGCTGGCTTTTCTGCTTTTTCAGAAGAATAAACTCATCTACAATCTTGCGCGGGGCTGAACTCCCGCTGAGTAACACCGTGCCACCGGAGAAAACCGATGGCACGCAACGCAAAATATTACAATCATAATAATTCGACCGTTCTTGCCTGCACGCACGAGCGGTATCCTCACACATTCAAATCTGACTGGTATCAGCACGACCCCTGCACCGAAGAACAGGCCGAGTGGCTGATTCAGAACTACCGCAGACGTGGGTATGAGTTTAGGAAAGCCCTCAGCCTCGATTATCGTCTCTGGATAATCTACGTCAGACTCCCTTATTCCGAACGCCCACCGCGTCCGTCCCGCACATTCCAGCAACGGATCTGGAGGTAACGTGCGGGTATTACTTCGATCTGTTCCGGTACCGGAACTTGGGCTGGTGGTCCTTAAGCCTGGTCGTGAATCCATGCAGGTATTCCGCAGCGGTCGTGTACTGGTGGAGCCGGAACCGAAAAGCATGCGCGGTCTGCCGTCCGGAGTCGTTCCTGCCGTTCGCCAGCCATTGGCGGAGGATAAATCACTACTGCCATTTTTCAGCGATGAGCGGGTGATTCGTGCTGCTGGCGGTGCTGGTGCGCTGTCTGACTGGCTGTTACGCCACGTTAAATCCTGCCAGTGGCCTCATGGTGACTATCATCACAGTGAAATCGTCATACATCGTTACGGTACCGGCGCGATGGTGTTGTGCTGGCACTGCGACAACCAGCTGCGTGACCAGACCTCCGAATCACTCGGGCAACTTGCTCATCAAAACCTGTCAGCATGGATGATTGACGTCATACGCCATGCAGTGAATGGCACGCAGGAGCGGGAATTATCGCTGGCTGAATTGTGCTGCTGGGCTTCTGTAAATGATGTAGTGGATGCCATGACCGAAAATATGGCGCGTCGAATCCTGAAGCTTCCGAGTGAAAAAATCCGCTCAGTATACCGCGAGAGCGACATCGTACCGGGAGAGCAGACCGCCATCAGCATACTGAAGCAGCGCACAAAAAATATTGCGCCGTTGCCTCACGCCCACCAGCAACAGAATCCACCACAGGAAAAGACGGTGGTCAGCATTGCCGTTGATCCGGAGTCACCGGCTCAGTATCTCCAGCGCCAGAAACCACAACGGGAAGATATGCCTGTATACACGCGTTGGGTAAAAACGCAGAAATGCATGACGTGTGGCAATCAGGCAGATGATCCGCATCACATCATTGGTCATGGACTGGGAGGGATGGGAACAAAGGCTGATGATTTGTTTGTTATTCCGCTGTGCCGTAAATGCCATAGCGAACTACACGCCGGGGTAAAAGATTTTGAAGAAAAACACGGCAGCCAGCTGTTGTTGCTGATTCGTTTTTTAATGCACGCGAGAAATTCGGGTGTCCTGAAGTGGAAAGCATGAATGACTGAACGCATAGAATTTGTTTTGCCTTACCCGCCAACGGTGAACACTTACTGGCGACGTCGTGGCAGCACATATTTTGTATCAAAAGCCGGTGAGCGTTATCGCCGGGATGTGGCGCTTATTGTTCGCCAGCAGCGGCTGAAATTAAACCTGTCCGGAAGGCTGGCGATAAAGATTATTGCAGAGCCACCGGATAAACGTCGTCGTGACCTGGACAATATCCTGAAAGCACCACTGGATGCGCTGACGCATGCCGGACTTCTCATAGACGACGAGCAGTTTGATGAAATTAATATTGTGCGCGGTCAGCTCGTTCCTGGGGGGCGGCTGGGCGTGAAGATTTACAAAATTGAGAGTGAGTGATCGTAAATATGATATACCCGGAAATTACAGGCAAAAGCGGCGAGCATTTACGTCTAAAAACGCTGGAAGCCGTCTGGATCCAGGGGAAATTACGGATGTGGGGGCGTTGGTCGTACATAGGTGGTGGCAAACCAGGAAATATGTTCAATCAGTTGCTGACATCCAAAAAACTGACAAAAACCGCGATCAATGAAGCCCTGCGTAGAATCAGGGAGTCAGGGATTGATAAGCCAGAGCTGGAAGCATTCTTGCGAGAGATGATCGCTGGCAGACAGAAGAGCTGGTTGTCTCACTGTACTGATGCAGAGGCGTTACGCATTGATGGGGTGATAAGTAAAGCGCTTGCACGTTATCCTGGATTGATTGATATCCTGCGGCAAAGATACGAAGGGCGGGGGATGAGTAAACGCAAAATGGCTGAATTGTTGAATGAGGTTCACCCTGAGTGGTGCTATACAACATGCCGCAATCGTATAGATATGTGGCTGAGAATAGCTGAGTTTATTCTGTATCCACTGATGCGAGATGCATTTTCTTTTACTGACGCTTAGAATCTGGAGGGCGTTTGTTGTTGCACGAAGAGGATTTTTGGCTGGTAGTAAGGTTTATGCAGTTTTAGAAAAAAAGCTTGTATTTTTAGCCATAAACTGTTTCAATCCAGCTACGCTTCGCAAAGCTGTACCGCGAGGCGAATAGCAGACATGGACACCTGAAAGAACCCGCTTTATGCGGGTTTTTTTATGCCTGAAAAACGGCACAGAACATTAAACGCGCTGGTAGTTGTGAATACTGGTCTTTCAGCTTGCTGGCTTTTTGGACAAGAGTTATTGGTATGTCACGTTAACCGGAAAAGGGAAAAAGGCATGCTAAAACAGCAGGATATGACCGAAACCGCCAGAGTGGTGTTTAATGAATTAAGCGTCACCGAACCGGCGACCGTCGGGGAAATTGCGCAGAATACTTACCTTTCACGCGAACGCTGCCAGTTAATACTGACTCAGCTTGTTATGGCGGGTCTGGCAGATTATCAGTTCGGTTGTTACAGACGCCTTCCGCAGTGAAGGCTTTTTAATTTGTGGTAATGGGCGGCTGGTGGGTGTTAGCGGCCCCTGCCAGCCATCTGCTCATGCGTTGGGGTCACAAGCAAACCTCAGGCCCATCTGCTTTGCGCAAAAGCGGTATGAGCCTATCAGAGAAGTGCTTATTGATCTATGATTAATACTGTAAAAATATCCAGTTGTGAGTTAATCAACGCTGATTGCCTGGAATTTATCCAGACCTTACCGGAAAATTCTGTCGATCTGATAGTCACAGACCCGCCATACTTTAAAGTGAAGCCCGAGGGCTGGGATAACCAGTGGGAGGGCGACGATGATTACCTGAAATGGCTGGACCAGTGTCTGGCGCAGTTCTGGCGGGTACTGAAGCCTACCGGAAGTCTTTACCTGTTCTGTGGTCATCGCCTGGCATCTGACACCGAAATCATGATGCGTGAGCGCTTTAATGTGCTGAACCACATTATCTGGGCGAAGCCGTCCGGACGCTGGAACGGGTGCAATAAGGAAAGTCTGCGGGCGTATTTTCCGGCAACAGAGCGCATTCTGTTTGCAGAACATTATCAGGGACCGTATCGCCCGAAAGATGATGGCTATGTGGCACAGGGGCGCGAGCTAAAACAGCACGTCATGGCCCCGCTGATTTCTTACTTTCGTGATGCGCGTAAATCACTGGGAATAACGTCAAAACAGATAGCGGAAGCCACCGGAAAGAAAAACATGGCTTCGCACTGGTTTGGTGCCAGTCAGTGGCAGTTACCGAACGAGGGTGATTACAATAAATTGCAGGCGTTGTTTGCGCGTGTTGCGGCAGAAAAACATCAGCGCGGGGAACTGGAAAAGCCACACCACCAGCTGGTCAGCACATACAGTGAGCTGAACCGGCAGTATACGGAACTGCTGAGTGAATATAAAAATTTGCGGCGGTATTTCGGTGTGACGGCGCAGGTTCCGTACACCGATGTCTGGACGCATAAACCGGTGCAGTACTATCCAGGGAAACATCCGTGCGAAAAACCGGCAGAAATGCTGCAGCAGATAATCAACGCGAGCAGTCGTCCGGGAGACCTGGTTGCAGATTTTTTTATGGGTTCAGGTTCAACGGTAAAAGCGGCGATGGCACTGGGGCGTTGTGCGATTGGTGTTGAGCTGGAGACCGGACGTTTTGAACAGACAGTCAGGGAAGTTCAGGATTTAATCGTTTGAAACGGATGAGATTGCAGAATTAATTACGCACCATTATTATTCTGCTCCCGGCCCTTTAGCTCAGTGGTGAGAGCGAGCGACTCATAATCGCCAGGTCGCTGGTTCAAATCCAGCAAGGGCCACCATCACATACCGCCATTAGCTCATCAGGATAGAGCGCCAGCCTTCGAAGCTGGTTGCGCGGGGTTCGAGTCCTCGATGGCGGTCCATTATCTGTACCCTGCGTTGTTAGCTCAGCCGGACAGAGCAATTGCCTTCTAAGCAATCGGTCACTGGTTCGAATCCAGTACAACGCGCCACGCTTATTTTTCCAGGCTCGCTTCGGCGGGCCTTTTTCATATCCGCGCCACGCCCGGCGCACATCAAAAAACCACAGAGCCTTTCAGGGGTGAGCTTACGGGATGGTCAGTGTGACTTTCTCTGTGGGCTGGTCACCCCCGGGCGCAGGCTCACCCACTAAAAGGAAAAGTCACGATGTTTGGTATTTTCAAAAAGAAAACCCGCAAGGCCATTACCGAAGTGAAGAAGATGGAGAACCGTGACGCAGTGGAGGCGACCGTCTGGGGCGCGTACTCCATTGCATACGCTGACGGCACCTGTGACGCGAAAGAAATCGCGGTACTGGAAAAAACCATTGCAGCACTTCCTGTCTTTGCGCCGTTCTCCGGTGAGATTGCACAAATGAGTGCAAATATCCGCGCCCGTTATGAAGCGTCGCCGCGTTCTGCCAATGCCGAAGCTCTTCGTCAGCTGGCTGATGTTGCCGGTACTGATGATGCAGTTAATGTGCTGTGCCTGTGTCTGGATATCGCTGACCAGGACGGTATCGGTCAGGAAGAAGAAGCGCAACTGAAGAAAATTGCGCAGGCGCTGCAGTTGCCGCTGGAGCAGTACCTGTGAAAAGTGCGCGCCTTGTGCTGGCTGTCATCCTGTTGTTTCTGGTAGTGGTGGTTGATTTCACCGGACGACTGATGTCGGTGCTGGCAGATGGTGTGCTGGTGGCGATGGCGCTGGTCGTGCTCCGGCCTTTACTGCGTAAATCTGAATAACATCACACAAAAGGCATCTGCGGATGCCTTTGACGGGATGTTTTTTACGGGTCGCTGGTGGCCCTTTTTTATTTTCAGGAGGAAGTATGTCTGAACCCTTATCCGGTTCCGGCACGGCTGCGGCGCTGGGTGGCGCGACGGTATTCGGGCTGTTTACCGGGATGGATTTCGGGATTGTGTTTGGCGCGTTCGCCGGGGCGTTATTTGTGGCAACGATGCCGCAGTCACTTTCAGTCTGGCGCGTGGTGGCACATTTTCTGGTGTCGTTTATTGTCGGGTGCTGGGAGCGCGTGTGCTGTCAGCCTGGATTGCATCAAAAACAGGGTATGACGGTACATCAGCAGATGCGCTTTGCGCGGTGCTGGTCTCGGTGTGTCGGTGAAGATTCTCTCGTTCATCCACCAGCAGGATATTGCATCGCTGGTGTCCGGTGTGTTCTCCCGCCTGCGGGGTGGAGGAGGCGGCAATGTTAAGTAACCTTCCCGGATTGCTG